TCACGGCGAGACCTCCTGGACACTCCCCCAGCGCATCGACCGGAGCGCGCCGATGTGCGATTCGTGTACAAGCTGAGACTTGCGCCGCTTCTTTGGGTCTGCGGCGAGCTCGAGCGCGGCGGCACACGCGCCCCGGGACAAGTGGGAGAGCAGGGGTTCGCACTCGGAACACGTCACGAGCGCGCACTGCACAACGCGTGGAAGCCGCTCGGCGCATTCAAGCATGGCCTCGAGCACAAGAGGCCGGGAGCGCACGGCACTCAGGAAGAGCAGGAGCGCTCGCGCGTCACCAAGATGTGCGAGCGTATCGAATAGGAGAAGGAAATCTCGGTCGTCCTTACAGAGGTCTTCGAGGGCGACGACAATGGTGCCCCAGCAGGCATGCCCGGCCACGGCATGACCGAGTCGTCGAAGGTTTAGGCTGCTCTCTTGGCTGAGCGCCGAAGCGAGCGAAACGCGTAGTTGGTCTGCTTCCATCGCTCAGCCCACCTCGTAGCCGTAGACCGTGACGAACAGGGCGAGGGAGTTTCGGTTCTGAACGTGGATGCGCACGCTCTGACCACCAGAGAGCTTGTCGAACCACACGCGGATGTTCGGAGTGTAAGGTCCGTTGAACCAGCGCTTTGCGTTCGTGAGGTCTTGGTTGAACGTGTCATAGGAGTAGACCAAGACGTCCGGCACCGTGTTGAGCACATCGAAGTCAAACGTCGTGTTCGGTTCGACGTTCTGACTCTGCAGGAACACTCGGCGCGCGTAGCGCCCGTCGTGGTCCCCCGAGCCCAGATGCGCGTTGAGCTGGTTTACGATCTCGCGCAGCTGCGCGAGGAGCGAACCCGCTCCCACGCCCCGCGGTGAGCCGCCCAGCGAGGCTCCGCCGATCAGCGCAGTGCCTTCCGCCTCGGCGTTCGAGGCGAAGTCGTCGAGCAGCTCCCGAATCTGAGCTTGCACGTTCGTGGTCGCCAGACTGCGGTAGGCGCTTGCGGCGATGCGGTCAGCGCGCAGGCCCTGGACAAGCTCCTGAAGCTGGGCCTGCACACTCTCGCTGACCAGCCAGTTGTGCGGCAGGGCTCTGATCGCCGCGGCGTTGTGTGCTGCCGACGTGGCAGAGAGATGCGCGTTCAAGTAGCCGAGCAACGTCGAGAGCTGGGCGTCGACGGATCCTGCGGCGAGCGCGCGCGGAAGTCCCACGACCGCGTCTGCGCCGACAAGCGCCGCACCAGGCGTGCCGTCGGCTGCGCTTGCGAGTTTCGCTGCAGTTTCGTCGATCGCGCCTTGCACCGTCGAGGCGGTCACGAATCCAGTCGGCGTGTGGTCGATGTCGCGCGAACGATGTCGTCGCGCTTCCCCTGCGAAGTGACGCGCGAACAACGCGTCGATGTCGTCCAGGGTCGCTTGCAGCTGCGGCGCTCCGGGTTCGAGGATTCGCCAGAGCTCGGTGAAGACACCCACCGAGTCACCGCGAGCGAACACGAACGCTTGGCGGCGCGACACGTCGATGTGCTCGGCGAGCACTCGATCCATGCCCCCCACTCGCTTCACATCGCAGAGCAAGAGCTCGTCCTCTTGCAGAGGAACACGAACGGCTTGTCCCTGTGCCGCCTCTGCCCCTTGCCGCACGACGATCTCGAATGACTCATCCTGGCGGAAGAACACCCGCTGGTTGTTGCCGTCCGTGCGCTCGTCCGAGAGCAGGCGGTCGAACCTCAGAAACACTGCGAGCCACCGTTCGCCGGCGGCGCTTACCACGTCGGTCGACACGCCACTCACGTCGCGCGCAACGCCCACTGTCTGACCAGTACCAAAGAAGATGCGCTGTCCGAGATGATCGTACGCGCGTGCGGGCGCGGTGAAGTCCACCGACAAGTTCGGCACCGGCTGGTGGGGCGCGGGCACCGCCCCGCTCACGATGCCGAAGACTCCCAGGTCTGCGGCCAGGTTGCGGTCTGCTTTCTCGAGCAACTCCGAGGCGAGGTTGAGCTCTTGCTCCGAGACGCGCTGACGAAAGAAGTATTGAACGCGATCAGCCATGGACGCTCCTGCCGGCGACGATGCGCCCGGCGAACGAGTGAAGTGGGGAGGCCGTGAAGGTAAGGTTCAGGCGAGAATCGTCGTCAGACCCAGCTCCGCTTCACCAAGCTCCCAATGGTCGATCACCACTGGGGCTGCGGGCTCTTGGATCTCAACGAGGTGCGTGTGCGCGGGTTTGCACCACAAAATGAGCGTGCGAAGTCGCCGCCGCTCTTCGGGGGTCAGCACGCGAGGAACCCGAACGCTGAAAGCATACAGAGCGAAGCGATTGGACGGGCCGAGCTCCCAATCCACACCGAGGAGCGACTCGCCGAGCACGAGGGGCGTTCCTGCAAAGGTCGTGATTTCCTCGAGCTCGATGCCGAGCAGAAACCTGGCAGCGCTGCGCAATCCTTTCTCGGTTCCCTTCAATCGGTACAGCGCGACGAGTGACGAAGCCAAACGTCTCTTCTCAATTTCATTAAACACCAAGTCGAAGGGATTGCCCAAGTCACGAAGCCACAACTCGACTACGTGCTCGGGAGCGCGCTCGACATCAAGCCTCTCGCTCATTCGATCGATGTCGACGAGCAGCAGATCCACCACCTCCTGTAGGCAGCGAATGAAGCGCGAGAGGTCGGCGGTCTGATCGGCGCGCCGCGCATAGAGCGGCATCATCTTCCATAGGTCGAACCTCCGCTCGCTCGGCACAGGCGGGCGGTAACCGTGAAACCGCACAACGCCTTCCGCTGCTTCGTTCCCTGCACCGTCGCGTGCTGCTTGTGTGCGCAGCTCGTAGAGCACGCCCGGCGTCATCTCCGGCTGAGCCGTCAGCTCGATCCGGGTTCCGGAGCCTGCCGCTCCGACGAAGGTCAGGGGTACGGCCGGGCGCTCGATCGCGACGAACGTCGCAGTCATGTGCTCGGCGGTGACGGCCTCGTCGAAGCTGAGGGAGACGTGTGTCGGCGAGACTGCTTCGGCGGCTAGTAAGGTCGGCGCGGTGAAGTCTTCGACGTCGAAGCTCCACGACTCCTCTACGGCATCGGCGTCCGTTCCGATGAACGCGCGAACCTCAACCAACTCTTGGCTGCCGAATGGCTGGAGCGGATCAAGCGTGATCAGCTGCGAGTCGGTACCGAGTTCAACGCGTGCGCGTGGGCCATCGAATCCGGGTGCCATCGCGGGCACCCGAGATCCATCGTACGCATCCAAGCCTCCGACGGTGATTCGTGTGGTAGCGCTCGCAGCCGGTTGGTCCCGAAGGTCCAAGACTTCGAGCGAGATGGTCGACCGGCGTGCGACTCCGCGCGCACCAGGAGCGGGGTCTCGGTTCGCCACGACCATGCGTGCAGTCGCTCGCGAAGCGGAGACCTCCTCGACAACCAACGTCGGTAGGGAGAGTTCAGACACCTTCGTCGATGAGCTCCAGGCGAATGGCAACCGTGTGCATCCCGCGGTCGCGGGTCACGTTCGCCGCGAGGTCGTCGATGGCTTTCGTCTGCCCTCCGCGGACACGCAGACGTGCGCGCTTGACGCCATCGATAGAGAGCGAGACCTCCCACGCAAGAGCCACGGGAAGCTCCTCGAGAACGCGCAGGCTTCCGCGCGCGCGCACGATGCGCTCGTTGGTAAGGTCGACAGCTTGCTCTGCTTGAACGAAGTCACCGGGGGTGAGTTCGGCTACGCGCCGCAACTGCAGATCTCCGAGCACAAGGACCGCACGACGGTCGCTCTCAGGCATGAGGATCCGCCCCTGCGAACGTCCGAGGTCACTTGTGAACACATCGAGCTCCACGGCTACACCTGCCTCAGCACTTCGAGGTGATCGAAATACGCGCGCCGTGTCACGTCGCGCACCGCGAACCCGAAGCCAGCGCGTCCCGACGTGAAGGTCTGGGTACCGGTGTTGATGGCGAGCTGGTCGTCGATGAACCGCGGCATCCCGTCGATCTCGTGCCAATCCGGCGTGGTGCCCAAAGGATGCAAAGTAAGGTCATTCGTGAATGCTTGAAGGACGACATCTCCGTTGTCGTTCGCGATCGCGTCGAGCCTCAGGTGCAACCAAGATCCCTGTGCGAAGCTCTGCCCCGATCGAAGGAGCACGCCAGGACCGTCAGATTCGCCGATGCCGCCAATGATCGGCCCCTTCTTGAGCACGATGCGATGCGGGTCTTCGTCGGAGAGCCCGAGCTTGTACGCACTGTCGCGGACCGAGGGGCCTCGCGCGCACAGGAAGAAGAACGGCGAGAAGCCTGTCGCACCGCCCGAGGGTGCGCGCTGCACAGCTCCGCGCACGGACCCGCCCTTGGGCATGGGCGCGAAGTTCGCCTGATTGATGAACAGCCCCACTGCTCCCTGCGCCACGAGCAGTGAGTTGAAGCCGAACACAAACTGCTCGCCGCCGGGCGGCGTGCCCACCCCGGCCGTTGCGCCGCGGTCGACCATGTTCACGTCGAGCCCGTCGCTCAAGTAGCTCCAATCGGTGCTAGCCATTGAAACCTCGTAGATTTTCCAAATTCTGGAACTTGGAATTGGTCGCAAGACCTGCTAGATTCCAGATGCTGGAATCTGGAAAATGATGAAATCTCAAGACGTTCTCGTCGCTTGCGTGCTGGCCGTCCATCAGGGGCGCGACTGGGGATTCGGCCCTATCGCCGAGGCCTCAGGGCTCAGCCAGTCCGCGGTATTCAGGGCGGTTCAGCGGCTGCGCGCTGCGCGCCTCGTCGTCCCCGATGGCTTTCGCGTGTTTGATGAGCGCCTGCTGCTCTTCCTCGAGCACGGCGTCCCTTACGCTTTTGCGGTCGCTCCGGGTAAGGTCGTTCGCGGGATGCCTACCGCTCATTCTGCTGCGCCGCTCGCCGAGCACATCAGCGCGGCGAACGCCGTCGTCTGGCCGTTCCCGCAGGGCAGTGTTCGCGGCGAATCTGTGACGCCGCTTGCGCCCAGCGCCCCATCGGCGGCACAGAAGGACCCGGCGCTGTACCGCGTGCTTGCATTGGTCGATGCCCTGCGTACCGGTCAACCACGCGAGCAGAAGCTCGCTGCTCGTCTGCTGAAGGAGGCACTGGGTCATGCGCGGCTCGTCACTACTGCTGGTTGAAAAGGTTGCCGACCGTCTGGGGCCGGAGCTGCGCGAGGAGGTGGCATTTCTTGGAGGTGCGACCATCGAGCTCCTCCTGACCGATCCCGCAGTTGCCGAAGTGCGCGTCACCAAGGACGTCGATCTGATTACTGCGGCTCGCTCGCGGGTGTCATTCCTCGTTGGCTTCGCCGACAGACTTCGCGCACGCGGCTTCCAGGAAGGTGGTGAAGGAGCGCACCGTTGGAAGGTGGCGGATGTCATCGTGGACGTCATGCCGGTGGAGGAGGACATCCTGGGGTTCTCAAACCGCTGGTACCCGGCGGCACTCCGCTGCGCGCGATCGCACATCCTGCCCAGCGGCACGTCGATCAGACTGGTCACGGCGCCCTACGTACTCGCTACGAAGATCGAGGCATTCCATGGCCGCGGCGAGGGTGACTACCTCATGAGCCATGATGTCGGGGATATCATCGCACTCGTCGATGGGCGACAGGAGCTTGTGGAGGAGGTGCGTGCTGACTCTCGCGAACTCCAAGAGTACCTGACCAGCCAGCTCACACCTTGGCTCGCAGATGATCGGTTCACGTTTCTCGCTGTGCCAGGGCACCTACCCTACGACGCAGAGCGAACCGGGATCGTGCTCGATCGATTGCGCGCGATTGCCCGCACGTGAAGTCCTGTCCATGCTAGCCATGCAGATCCCCTCCTCGCGTGTCGTGCTCAGGCCAGGTGGCGTCGAACAACTCGGCCAACCTTCCGCCAAAGCGTGCCGGCGCCACCAGCACGCTGCCGAGGACCCACGCATACGCATCATTGCGATAGCCCCGCTCGAATGCCTCGCGACTGGCTCCGCCAAACTGCGCGCCCGAAGCCACCACGTCTGCCCAACGGACTAAGAAGCTGTCGTTGCCATAGCCGTGTCCGAAGGACTCGCTCGGTTCGCCTTCGAACAGAACTCGCTCGCTCGGAGTGTCCCCGAAGTGCCAGGCGAACGAGTCGGTGCCAAAGCCCTCCGCGAAATCTTCGAAACCCTCAGGTCGTGCGTCAAAGAACGCGCGCTCGGTTTGCTCGAGCGTGGTTCTGAGCGAGGTCCATCGCTCGAAATCCTCCACCCCTCGCTCAGGCTCAGGGCCGAAGCCTGCGAGGCGCTCGGCGCGCACGAGCGACGTGAGCGCCCAGTAGCGGGGGAGACCCGGAGCCGAACCCGCCTCTGAGAAATTTGGATTGCGGATGGGCATTACAGGATCAGCCCCGTCTCGCCATCGACGAGTTCGACATTGCCGAGCACAGGGAACTGCTCGATGCGCAGCTTCACGTCTGCGGGCAGGCCGTTGAGCAAGAGGTCTGCGCTGTGGTCACCAACCTTGCGCACGCCCTGAGTGTCACGAATCACGTTGAAGACGTCGCTGTACGCGACCTCGGGACGAGGGTTGCCCTGCGCATCGCGAACCGCAAAGCCAAAGTTCACGGTCGGATTGGGCGTCCCGTCTGCCAGGCTCAGGCGGAAGAATTCGGAGAGTCGCGCTCGCACACGGTCGCGGACGACATCAGGCCGCTGCCCGGGCAGTACGAAGATGCGTGCGCGAACGTCGATGCGCCGATAGACGGGGTCACGCACTTCGACCTGGAAAGTAAGAGTCGACGGGTAGGTCTCGGTGACCTGGCGCTTCACCAGGTTCTTGAGTGCAGGCGTTGGCAGGCCGCCGCCACGAGGGATCACGTACAGCACGCCGCTGTTCTCGCGCACGGCGGCATCCTCGTTCGAAGTGAGCATCAGAGCGCGTGCGACCTGCGGCAGCTCGAGGGCGTGGATCTCAAAGTCTTCGCGGCACACAGATCTCGTGGTCGCACGCAAGCTCAATGGAGCGAGCAACTTCGCTGACGCAACGCTCTGCCGCTCCGCTCCGCCGGAGGCACGCTCAGGGTTGGTGACTTGCAGCGCGACGGGTGCGCCCTCGGCATCCTTTGGGACGCCGTCGAAGACGGTAAGCTGGCCTGCCTCCACGTTGCCGCGTGCGCCGCCGCCAGTTTTGTACCGCACTTCGATGGAGCCACTCGGTGCCGCGCCGTTGCGTCCATTGCCAAAGCGTAAGGTGCCTCGGTCGCTCTGGTCCACGAGCACCGCAAAGTGTCGGTCATTCGGCCCCGACGTGAGGAGGCTCTCCACCTCGATGTAGTCACCGTTGGTCGCCGCCACGCGCGCGGAGCGGTCGAGGAACGGAACGCGGTCGAGCACGAGGTCAGATCCCCGCAAGCTTCGCGCATCGAACAGTTGTCGGTGGCTCGTCGAGTGTTCGGCCGTGGTGAGCGCAAGAGACTGACCGGCGGGGATCACGACGTCATTGAGGAACTGAAAGCGAGCCGGGTTCTGCGCCTCGCGCGTGCGAACGGTACTGCCTTGAGTCAGCGTGACGGGTGCACGAGCGGGGGAGAGAAGCCGCAGCTCGAGCTGTGCCGTCGCCGCAGTCGCGCCCGACATTCGGTAGCCAAGCATCCTCGCGAGAGCGATCACATTCTTACGTTGCGTCGCGGTGACGAGTCGAGACTCGCGGCCCTGTTGGTCCACGTAGTACCCGAGCACGTCACCCACGAAGGCGAACATCTCCACGAGCAGGTTTCCAAAGCCCGCTACTTCATGGTCGGTCCACTCGGGGAACACGCTCTCGATGAGTGCGTAGAGCCTCGCCCGCAGCGCATCGAAGTCGCGGCTTGTGTAGTCGGGGGAAGCGGCAAGCAGTGCTGCTGTCACGGCACGACCTCCGTGCTCGCCTGCACTTGTGTCGTGCGCTCCCTCGCCGCGACGGCAAGAACCAAAGCGCCGTCCCGACTAGGCGTTTCAACGGACCCGAGCTCGGCGCTGGGCATCCACGCAGCGAGGGCTCGACCAACGCTCGCTCTCGCAATCTCCCGAAGAACCGCGTCGTTGTTCTGGTGCCTCAAGCGTGAAAGCCCTGCTCCAAACGTCGTTCGCCATGGCAACTCGCCTGGCTCGGTGAGGAGCACGTGGCGCAGCTTCGACGAGAAGAGCTCGGCGCCAGAGCCCGCGACAAAGTCGACGGGGCCGCGATGCAGTGGCGCGATGAGTCCGTAAGGTTTGGTCACGGTACAGGCACCTGCGAGCGAACGGTTCTGAGGGTGGTAACCATCGCGTCGATCGGTTCGATGGCCTGCTCCAGCGGCTGGTTTTCAAGCGCCGCGAAGTCGGGGATCTTCGGTCCTCCGATGAGGTCCATGAAGACGTTGATGAGCCCGATGAGCTTTCCGAGGGACGCGAGCTGCTTGCCGAGGTTCGCGGCTTCTTGGTCGACGCTCTCGCGCACGCAGCCCCAGATCTTCTCGAGGTTCGGGTCGTTCAGCTCCCGGGCTCGCTCGATGATGCGGGCCATTTGCTCGAGCTCCACCTGGAGGTGGATGAGCTGCGCCCGCACATCGGACAGAACAGCAATGAGAAGGTCAATGAGCCCGAGGATGAGGAGCGGGAGCGACAGAATGGGAACCAAGCCGAGGAGCTTCGACACCTTCTCCGCGAGCTCCGGAACGCACGCGGCAAGCTTGGAGGGGTCTGGCGGCGGCCCGAGGGCGTCCACGACTGCCTTCGAACAGGCATACAAGGCCGCGATGCAGTCGACGATGTTGAAGATCGGAACGAGAGGAGCAAGCGCGGGCTGGATCAAATCCGCGAGCTCGATGTGTTTCATCGAGATGCCGCCAGGGAGCGTGATCTCCAGAGGGTCCCGAAGTGCAGGGACGTGGATACACAAAGCTTGAGTCATGAATCCTCAGCTCAAATGGGCGCGTCGATGGGTCGAACGATTCGCCCGCGGATCGTGACTTGAGGCGCCTTGATCTCGACGGCGCCAACGGCGTGGATCAAAAGCGCGGTCGTCGCGTTCAGCGTGACCGTGTTGTCCTCGGCATCGAAGAGCAGATGATCGCCAGTCTTTTTGCTCGTCAGCTTCAGCTTGCGCCTGCCAGGCGTCTCATCGAGCTCGATGCGAAAGCTGGGCGTCGAGAGCACGCGATTGTCGGGCTGTGCCTGTGCCTCTTCTGGCAGCTCACTCTTGCCATTGGGCTTCGCAGCATGAGCTGACAGAAAGTGCGGGGCCTCGGGACGCGCACCGCGGAAGAAAACCGCGACCTCAGCGCCCAGCTCAGGCACCGCATGAAATCCGCAGTCCTTCGACCCACCCCCCACCGTCCCGAGAGGCCATGCCCACTCGCTGTGCGGCTCAATGAGCCCGGGGATGCAGACGCGTACGCGCCCCAGCCCTTCCGGGTCGTTGCGGTGTGTCACGTACCCAAGCTGCATTCCCATGAAGCGGGGATCTGGACCGCCGTCATCGTCGTCGAAGTGCGAGGCGCTCATGAGCCGCCTCCACCTGACGCGACGCTCATGCTCATGTGCGCCTCTGGGTCTTCTCCGCCAAGAGCGCGGCCATCGCGCCGGAACTCCACGCGGGTCCCGCCTGTCTCGGGGTCGACCACGCGTACTTGCGTCAGCGCGCCGTCCTTACGTTTCTCCGCTCGGTTGGGGTCGCCCGCCTGGGGTCTCAAGGCGGAACCTGCGCGCCGGCCGAGCGCGTCACGTACGAGCTTCAGGTCGCAGACGTACCCGCCGTCTCCGAGCGAGTGCCGCACCTCTCGCACGTAGTACTTGCCTGCGAACAGCGGAGGCAGACCGCGAAGCTCCACCAGGGCCTTGGCCCGAAGTGTTGGGTCGCCAACCACCTGAACACTCAGCTTCGCGGTCGGGCGCTCGGCGCGTTTGAATCGGTCCTCCGCTTCGGCAGCTGCATCAGGCCCGGAGCCAACACGCACCGCCTCGCTCGCATTGCGTACTTCCATCGAGATGGCGCCCGTTTCGGGGTCCACAACGGCCACGCCTTCGCCGAGTGTGGTTCGTTTGGCGGTGTCGCTCGTCGCCGAGCCTTCATTCGTGGAGCGCGTCATCGGGTCGCGCGTACGCACAGAAACCTTACCAACGCGGCGCATGACGTCGCTCTCCACGCGCACGGACAGCACGCGGGCGTCGCCGGCAGTGCGCCAGCCAAGCACGTGCGTAGGCGCTGCCTCGAGGCGTTCGCGATGGAAGTGAAAGCCCGTGTCGTCGACGTAGAAGACGTAGCCCTCGCGCTTGGCAAGCCGGCGCAGGAGCGCCGCGTCCGTTTCGGCTGCTTGGCTCACGAGCTCGAGCGTGGCTTTCGTTGGCTCGATGTCGGCCGCCGCCTCGAAGCCGTGCTCGCTTGCGATTGCGAGGGCGATGTCGCTCGCGCGGGCGTTCTCGAATCTTCGAGTCCGTTCGTGACGATGCATCAACAGGCTCAGTGCGTACGCTTCGAGCGTGAGCACCTCGAAGCCCTTCACGCGTTGCACCACCGCGCGTCGCGGCGGGGTCATGCGCCCGCGGTAGCCCCAGGTGAGCTCGAGCAGCGCGCCTCCCAAGAGGTCCTCTCGACCAAAGAGCGACATGTCGCGGTTGTCGAGGTCGATCTCCACCTTGTCGGCGCGCTCTTCGGTGTCCTCGTAGCGCAACGCAAGCACACGACCATCAAGGCCCGCAGGGCGAGCGTCGCGGTCCTTCGGGTCGTCCAGAAGCCCGATACGAACACCGGCTGCACGGGAGTTGGGATTCATGCTCGCGCTCCGCGTGGGTCTCGCAGGATCACATCGGTCAAGACTCGTAGTGCGGGAACGACCACGACCGACGCGACGGGCAGTGCCAGCGTTGGATCAATGATTGGCTCAGGTTGAAAGTCGGCGATGGCCCACCAATAGCCGCACGCGCGCGGTAGCGGAGCGAAGTACTGTCCGGCGAGGGAAAACAGAGTGTCTCCGAGCACAACCGTGTGCTCGCGATTGTCTTGATGCGCGACGTAGCTGTAGGGCTCGCGGTCGGTGAGATACATCGTGCCGAGGTCGTCCGTCTGCGCGTCGCAGAAGCTGTAGCGAGAGCCTACGTGCGGCGGCATCAGACAACTCCTCCGAGGGTTGGAAGTAGGACCTCTTCGAGCGTGCAGGTCGCGGTGTACATCAGCAGGTCTCCGTCAGCGCCGAACACTTGGTAGCGAAACTCAAGCTCCGACAGCACGCACTCCATGGACAGGACCTTGGGCCACACGAACAGGACCGTCGGAGGTGCGCTCGGGAGATCGACCTGCGCTGGCCGCGCAATCTTTCGAAGAAAGTCTCGGAATCGGATGATGTCCGGGTCGCTTGCAGGTTGCTTTCCGAGGCGCTTGTCGAGAACGAGTTCAAGGCTTGGAACTATACGGTTCGAGGTGGAGTCGTACTGAAGCATCTGATGCCCAACTCCCGGCACGGAGAGCCGTCGGTAGATGACCGAGAGCTTTTCGGTGAGGGTCTCCGGATTGATCAGGCACTCCATGCGCTCTTGCGTGTCGAGGTTGACGAGCGTGACGCGCGGCGATCGAGTCGCGAGGAAGTCCATCGTCCACCTCAGAACGCAGGGAGCGGAGAGAAGGAGCGCGCCGCATCCGAGCGCGCACCCTGTCGCGTCACCCGCGCAAGCGTCTCGCCATCCGCAACCAGCGTCGCGGACACATGGATATCTTCCCGTCGCGCGCCCGCATCGGGGAGCGACATCAGCGCGCCTTCGAGCCGGTCCATCGCCCCTGTCCGCAGCTCGACCTCAGTGGCTGCCGGCATCGAACTCAGCGCTTCTGACGGTGATGATGCCGCGGTTCGAGATGCGCCTTGCGCCACCGCGACGTCGTATGAAGGTCTGAGCCATGGAGGCACGTAGCGCATGGCTTCGCCGACCGCGTCGACCGCGACACCGAGCTTCTCCGACAACCAGCTGATTGCGTTGCTGATCGCAGAGACAATCGATGAAACTACGGACCACGCGAGGTTGAGGGTGCGAGCAGTCTCAGCGAACGTGTTGACGACGACCGTCACGAGCGCGGTGAGCACCGCCGCGATGCCACCCACGACTCGTCCGACCACGAGCCCGAACGTTCGAAACCCCTCGCTTGGTAGATTGGCCACCGCAGAACCTATCGAACCGCCCGCCGCGCCGAAGGAGAAGCCGAGCTGCGCCAGACTTTGAGCGAGCGCTGCGAACACGGGCGCCGCGAACGTCAGCGCGTCTTGGATGCCCGCTTTAAATCCGTCCCACACCGCGCCCGCGCGATAGACGAGCTGCCACATGCGCGTCACGAACGCGAGCACGCCTTCGTTCTCTGCGCGCCCCAGTTCATCCATCACGGCGCCACTGAGCACACCGTCCTGCAGCAGCTGCGCGAGCCCGCGGAACGCGAGGGACACACGCTGTACTACACGGTCGACAAGGTCTCGGAAACCGCCGAGGTTCTTCTGGTACGCGAAGTAAAGGCTCGCGCCGACTGCCGTCAGAAGAGCGATTGCAGCGACGACCGGCAGCGCGGTCGCGGCAATACCTGCAAGGGTAAGGCCGAGGGCCTTCATGCCGATCACGGCGAGCGCGATCGAGGCCTTGGCTGCAATCACTCCGCCAACGATGGTAAGGAGCGTACCGATGAACAGGGTGGCTGCTGCGAATGCCTTCTTGAGTGGCGCCGGCATCGACCGGAAGACTTCGAGCACCACGTTGATGGCTGCGGTGACAGCGGCCACCACCGGCTTGAGTAGCGCCGCGAACGGTTCTCCCAACGTGATGCCCAGGGTCTGTAGAGAGCCCGCGAGCAGCTTCTTCTGCCCTTCGAAGGTGTCGAGCATCTTCTCGCGAAAACCGGCCGCTGTGCCTCCTGCTTGCTCGAACTGGGTGCGCAGGTGGGCAATAGCGTCGGCGCCGCGAAGGATCTCTCCCGTGCTGCCGGGCATACCGTTAGTGATTTGCGTCAGGATGGCGTTGACGCCGCCCAATGCTTCTCGCCCGAAGGCCTTCAGCAGAAATGCCGAGCGCTGCGCTTCGCTCATGCTCGCCAGGCGCGGTGCGAGGTCTCCGAGGACATCGAGGAAGTTACGAAACTGTCCCTGCGTGTTCACGACCTCTACGCCAAGGCCCTTGAGCCGCTTCTGGGCAGCGGGGTCTGCCATGCGCTCCATGGCGACCGCGACTGCGGTAGATGCGCGCTCGACGCCCGGAATGATGTTCTTCACGAGGCCAAGAGCGATCAGCGTCTCGGACAACGACTGTCCCAACGTCTGCGCGCCGCGTGATGCCGTGCCCAGCGCAAGCGGTAGCTCGCTCGCATTGAGCGCGAACACGTTGACCGCTTGCAGCATGCGGTCGACCGCAATGCCCGCGTCGTCGGCCGAGATGCCGAACGCCTTCATCGCCTGCGCTGCCAGGCCTGCGGCCGCTTGGGGCGACAGCTCGCCGAGGGAGCCCCCTGCGAGGTCCAAGACGGGCATCAGGAGCGCAATCGACTCCTTGGCCGTAAAGCCCGCCTGGGCGAGCTCACGCAGGCCCAGGGTCGCCTCCGTGGGCGAGAACTGCGTTGCGATGCCCGCCTGGATGGCGGCGTTGCGCAGGGCGTCGAGCTCCGCCGCCGAAGCGCCCGAGATGGCGCCCACCGCCGCGATGGCGCTCTCGAACTTCCCGGCGACGTTGGCCAAGGCAAAGCTCGCCGCCAGTGTGACGGCGCCCGCCGTGGCGATCGCTAGCCCCGCCCCCATTTCTCCAAAGGCCGAGCGCATGCGCTCTTCGCCGCCGGTGACGGCATCGTCGAGGCTTCGGAAGTGGCGCTCGACGCGGGCCATCGTGCCGGACGCGAGGTCGCGCGCGGTAAACACGAAGCCCATCCCGAGCGAGCCATTGAGCACAGGGGCCTACTTCCTCTTCGCCGCCTTCTCGAGCGCGCGAGCCTCTTCCTTGCGTTGCGTGTTCACGCGCTCGTACAGCCAGTTGCGATCAGCGAGGTCGAGCTCAAGCGCGTCGGCCCAGGGCATCGCGAGCCCGGAGCCTCCGTGCTCATGCCAGCAGATCCGAAACATCACCTCGCGCCAGCCGTCGAGCTCGAGCGCAGGGAAGAGCTGCTCGACGCCGCGCTCGGCCTCTTCCTCTGCGGCAGGAAGAAGCCCTTCTCGAAAGGGAGCTCCACCGTGGTAAGGCCCAGGCAGTCGGGGCATTCCACCTCGATCTCCGTTTCCACACCGCAGTCGACGCGGTCGAACTCGCCGAGCAGGAAGGACACGTCGGCCATCTCGAGGTCCTCGAGAAAGCGCAGCTTGTCCTTCGTGTCCACGCCTTCGATGCTCTCGATGCGCATCGCCAGCATGGTGGTAAGGGGGCGCTCGCCGGAAGCGCGGCGCTGTGCGCTCATCCGCCGCTCGTCGGCGCCTCGCAGCAAGCGGAACTCTAGCGCCCGGCCTGCTCTCGGCAGCGCCGTGCGAAACGTGCGGCCTGCGAGCAGAGCCGAGCGACTTTCGTCCGACAGCCGAGTCACGGGGAGGTCTCGAAGATCAAGCTCCCAGTCAATGCGAGACCGGCATTCGCGGTTCGAGCAGGTCACCCCAAACTCGTACATGGGACCGTAAGACACGGCGCGCACTTCAAGAAGCGCATACAACCGGTCACCCACCAGCACCTCGGACCAGTTGGGCGCGGAAAGCCCAAAGCTGTACGGCCCCGGATCGAGCGTCTCCTCCCAGCACGCGCTGAGAATTTGCTCGACCTGTGCGCCGCTCTTCGCGAGCTTACGGTCCGCGAGGATGCGCTCCTCGCGTGCCTTCATGCCGCGAACGCGCCCAGACAGCCCCGAAGGGCACGTGATCTCCATCGTCACTGCTCCAAGGTGAAATAGTCATAAACGAGCGTCACCGACTCGATCACGACGTCGTCCGAGTCGTTGTCCCACTCGCCGGCCACGAACTTCGAAGGCCAGGCGTTGAAGAGCGTCCAGCGCCTGAGCGTCTCCCCGTCGCGATCGAGCTGCACGATGTCGACCGAGCGCTTGTAGGCTGCGTCCGTCAGTCCGCGTCCGCTCGCGGCGTTCGCCACCTCCAGAAACCAATCGTAGAGGTCGCGGTCCTTCGTTGCGCCACGCTGCAGATCGACGTCCGAGAAGGTCAATCGCCCGGGCGCCTTGAATGGCACGAGCGCGCCGCCCTCCCAATGCGTCACGACGGCGGCCTCTACCGAGAGCTCCCCGCAGGAGGCGAACGACGCGGAGCCGACGCCTGGAATCTCGCAAACAAAGGCGCTCTTATGATGGAAGGAGCGCGGCGCACCGATGATGGGCATGCGTCACTCCGGTTCTTGCGGCGCCGCCTCGGTGCTGCACACGAACAGGCGCTTGTCACAGGAGGTCACGACCTTGGCCGCGCCGCTCAGGGCGGTGGTCAGGTCGCTCACGGCACCGCCGACGATCTCCGAAACCTTCCCGAGCGGCGCCACCGCAGCGTCGAAGGCATCCGCGACTTCGCCGATCACACCATCCATCACGGGCGCGAGCACCACAGCATCGACCGATTCACGAACGGCTTCGTGACTGAAGATTTCGCCGAGCGTCTTTTCCTCCGTCGCGCAGGCGCCAAGGACACCGACGACGCTCTCGCGGTCTTCAAACACCTCCCGCCAAATGCGGAAGATTTCGAGCGAGCGCGCTGCGTGGCACTTGATGGCGGCACCTACGCAGTCCTCGCCAAAGCGAGCCACGGAAGAACGCGCCGTAGCCCGCAGGTAGTGATGCTGAGGCAACGCGCTGTTGGCCACATCGTTTGAGTGCTCGATGTACACAACGCGCTCTGGGTCGAGCTTGTCTTTCACGAGCTCCGCGAAGCTCTTGACGTATGCGTCATCGGCCCAGTGCGGCATGCAGAACCAGGGATCGAGCCCCGTTTGATTCGCGACATCCACCATCACTTCGATGGGCACGCCCTGGGTTGCATCGACGTCTTGATCTGTGGGTTTCGGTCGCTGCTCCCAGCTGGCGGGAGGTGCCGAGTCGATGCGCTGCCAGAGCGCAAAGCGCACGATACCTGAGCTCGAAAGTGACTTGAGAAAGAGCGGCGAGTCGATCTTACTCAGTAGAGCGCGCATCGAGAGCTTAGTGCTCCAGTCGATGACACCGCTGAGGGTTGCCACCATCCTTGCATAGGCCTTGACGGCCCGAGCAGAGAGTAAGCCCGTCGCGGGCGGGCTCTTGGCCTTCGCCGTCGCCTCTCTGCGTGTCGGTGACGGCACGATACGCAGCACGGGAGGCCTCGATGGGCTGGGCGGCGGACTGGATGGTTCGGGGCTGGGCGAAGGCGCGTCCCAGCAACCGTCACAGGTGCGGCACAGCGTCCATTGCCGGAACAGAAAGAGCCAAAACGCGCACATCGCGCCGCGCGCCTTTTTCATCACGTTGAACACGCAAACCTCCTGCCCACCTGGTCGGTGGGAAAACTAGGGAACGAGAAGTTTCGGAGCCGCTATGCAGCCAGCTCTGCCTCGAGCGAGCGCACGTCTTGGCTCAGCGCGACAATCACCCACTCGGCGGGGCGTTGCGTCGCGAGGCCAACGCGAACCAAGAGTCGACCGCTATAGATCACGCTGGGCGTGTTGAGCTGCTCGCTCACGTCCACGAAGAAGGCGGTCCTGGGATCCCTTGACCGGAACGCTCCCTGGTTCATTTGCTGGATAAGGAACGCCGTGATCGTGCGCTTCACTTCGGCTCGCAGGCGCGAGTCGTTGGCACGGTGCCTGGCGAACTCCAATCCGGCCTTCAGCGACCTCGCGATGAAGCTCACGCCCCTGCGCTCGGACACGAACGGGAAGCTCCCGTCGCCCTTGAGCGTGCGAGAGCCGTCGATGTAGCGAGGAAACCCGGGTGCCGTAGTCAGAGGGTTGATGCGGCGTGGATACACGACATCGCGCGTGGGTTCCTCGAGCACCTCGTCGGTCTCAAAGCCCAGCACCGTCAGCATGCGGCCCTTCTCAATACCCGCGGGCGGGTCGTAGACGCCTCCCGGACGGGCTCCATCGGTGCGCGCGTACACTCCCGCGATGATTCCTGACGGGGCCACAACGAGCCGCGTGTCGGAGCCGAACACGCTCCGATCAGGATTGAGCACCTCCACGCGCGGCCAGTAGATGGCTCCGTGCTCGCTCAAGCCGCCGAGCGCGGCGCTGTTCTCTACATACTCGACGATGTCCGCGCCGCTCATGCGCTCGGGCGGATCGAGCACGGGAAAGCACGTGCCGCTGCGCACGACCTCGCAGTATTGGACCATCCCTTGGTGCACTGCAGGCGTGGCTTGTCCGGGAACGAGCAGAATCGACAGGTCCTGAACGCGGTCGAGAGCGCGAAGCCCACTGCGCGCGGGAGCGGTGCCGAGAAAGTCGATGTCGGAGAGCCCAGCCAGGCCATCATCGCCTCCGAGCAGCGGCTGCGTCTGCCCGGGAATCGAACGCCCCCGCATACCAGGCGCTGGGGTGACACGGATGTACCGCGAGCCACTCACTCGGTCGTTGACGATGCTGGGTGCGTAGCGAAGTGAGGTCGGCTCGAACGAGAGTGAGGGCCAGGTCTCGCGCAACAGCGAGCGCTCATAGACCCGGAGGTCAAAAGCAAAGGGCTCTCGACCATCCCCACTGGGTTGTGCCGATACGGAGAGCTGATTGCCATAGGTTCCGGGGTCACGACTCCGAACGTCCAGAAGCGTAAGATCGCCAGCGTCGCTGCCGCGGTGCTCATCGACGTCGAAGCCGAACGGGCCGCGCACTTCACCGACGACCTGCAACAGCGCGCTCTCGCCCACGGCCCGCGTGCGGAGCGTGAGCGTCTGGTCGGGGAGCACGGATACGAGCACCTCGCGTGCTTCGGACTCGACGAGCAGCTTCACTTCTTCGCCGGTCACCGCGCTGAGGTCAGCGACCGTACCGCTCCCCTCGCGCACGGGCAGAAAGCGTAGGAGCGGCGCCGCGCGGCCGCCGAGCACCTCCACGCGACTACGTCGGCCGCGAGTTTGGCTTTCGACGAGGACGCCGACCTCGCCTTGAATGACGCGCACTCCCGTGAGTTGCGCAGCGAGCACCTGTTCGATCTCGCTCAACGACGCAGCGGCGATGTTCTCAAAATCCTCGGCGCGAAAAAGCACGGTCTGTACGGCACCGCTGTCAACGCGCAGTTGCAGGGTCATTGCATCGGCAAGCGCGACAGGTTCCGCCGCAGCGACGCGCACGGAGCCGGGCTCTCCGGTGAATCGCACGGACCGCGGTGGCCCTTCGAGTAGGCGAAGCTGAAGGTTGGTATCCTCGGTCAACCGAAATGGGGCGCGTGCGTTGCCTTCGACCATCGCGGGAGTTGGGACCTGGCCAGCGATGATCGCCGCGCGTGCGGAGCGCGCCGTAAGGCTCTGCGGATCCAGTGGGCGCTCATAGTGCGCGGTGCGGACCACCCAGAGCTGATTGCCGCCCTCGCCGAAGAAGCCCATCGCGGCGAGTGCAAGGTCGGAGTCCGGTGTGAACCCACCGAAGCGCTCCACGAACGCAGGGAATGAGGTCACGCGCACGGCCTCGCCGACAGGACCTCGCTCGGTCACGCCGACCGCGCCCGCGACGCTGGTCGAGAGCGAAGGGATCCCGCGCACGGGAGGCGGTTCCTCGACGACGGCGACCTTACTCGCAAGAAGCTCAGCCATCAGACCTTGCCTTTCGTGAGCGTGAAGGAGACGGAGACGGAGACTCAGGAGCCGGGAGGGATGAGGTTTTGGACACCTCGCGGCGCGCTTCGAGCTCGCCTGCACGGAGCGCGGTCTGCACGGCCGGTAGGTCAAGCACTGCGTCGTCGAGCCCGGTCGCGGTCTGCATGGAGGCGATGCGCACGGCGCGTTTGCCCGAGCCTTCGGGCGCGAGGATGGTAACGAGCCGCCTTCGCAGGTTGGTCAGCGAGATGCTCATTGGCGTGCCTCGAAGCGAAGCGACTCTGCAAGCACCGCGGTGCTCTCGACCGTGCGTGTAAGCGAGAGCGGCATCCCCTCTTCGATGTCCACGCCGCGCACGATCACAGCCGCCGTGAAGGCGCGCGTGCCATCGTTCGACGCCAACTTGGTGCGCATCTCCCCATCGGGATGAAGCTCCCATCGCACCTGATCACTGGGGTCCTCGGGATCTCTGGGCACAGAGAGCCAGCGGTTGCGCGAGATGAAAGTCACCACAGCGCTCATGAGGTTCAAGAGCTCGACGGTGCTCGCGCTCGTGCCTGTGATGGTGAAAGTAAGGTCTGCCGTGAAGGGCGGTCTACGCTTTCGGATCTCAGGGCCGTGCTCACCGAGAACGACTTGCTCCTTCGGCTCCACGGTTCGATAGAAGCGGTTCTCACGCAGGGTAGGTCCTGAGAGCACGAGCGAAGGCACGCGCGCGACGACCGCCGGGTCGCCGTCATCATCGACAGGCTCCTGGTAGTCGACCGACACTGTGATGGTCGTGTTCTCGAGCACATCGCGCTTGAGCGCCTGCAGCATCGCGCGCACGATGCGGGTGAGCGTGGCTTCCGTCGTCAGTGGCGTGCGGAGGTATCGGTACGCCTGAGCGAGGGTTGAGCGCTCCCCTGCGATTGGAAGTCCGTCAGCATCGAGGTTCCAGACCACGACATCAACGAGAGCGGGAACGTGAGCCGGTGTCCGTACATCCACGAACGCGGTGGTGCTGGAGATGCGCACGACGCGCTGAACCTCGGCCTCGGCGCCACCGAACCACACCGCGACGCGATCGCCGAGGTCTGTGCCGTTGAGCCGGACCAGGTCTCCACCGGAGGTGGGACCACGGTCTTGCGAAATTCGAATGAGGGTCGGTGTCGCCATCTTACTATCCGAGGACCTTCCACTGGGCTGCGACGCGGCGAAGAAAGCGCTTGCCGGCGTCACGCCGAAACTTGTCGAACACAGGCCGCAAGAACGGCCGCGCGGGGATGCGTGTGACAATCACGCCCGGGGTGGACGTGCGCCCTGCGGAGGCTGAGTCACCTCCGGCCTCACGCCGGAGGACGTACAAAAACCTGCGCATCTTGGGAGTCACCGGGATGACGATGGGGTCGCTCCCAAACTCGTTCAGCTTCGCAACGTCCGCGAGCTGAGCACCATCGCGTCCCCTGGCTTTGCGGGGCACCCCTACGAAGGCCTCCCCATTCTTCACCGTTGCGACCACCGCGTTGCGGAGGTCCGCATTGCGCATGAGCGCTTTGGACCCCGAGAACTTGCGCAACCTGCGCTTCGCGAGCGTGAGGCGCGCGAGCGGGCTGAAGGCTTCTCCGGCCGGCGCTTGCTTGGTGATGCCCTCGACCACCTCGCTACGAAGTTGCTCCGCTTCCTGACGAAGCGCGCGGTCGGTCGCCGCCTTGAGTCTTGCGGGCGCTCCTTGCAGTAGCTCCCGTGCCAGGGTCCAGTCGCCCGTACGCTTGACCGCCACGTGCTTACGCTTGGCCCACGCGGCGAAGGTCAGGCGCGTGGTCGTTCAGCCAGTCGATGGCGACGCGCCCGGCTTGCGTCAGCACAGCTCCGCGCTTCACCGCTTCTGCGTTGGAGCGAAGTGTGGTCAGCGCCGCCGCGATGTCGTTCTTGCCGAGCGAGTAGCTCGCTAGCCCTTCGATCGCGAGCTCCAGATGCGGGATGGAGTTGAAGCGCCAGAAGTGCAGCTCGAGCTCCGTCGTACGCGCCTCAGCCTCGTACTGGGCGCGCGCAGCGTCACTCCGCAGGTAGCGGTAGCCGAAGCGCAGCGCGCCGTCACGGTCGAGCTGCACGACGTGCTGATGCTCGTGCGCGCACGTCCTCATCTGCTCCCACAAATCCCAAGTCGTCTGATCGTCGCCCGGAGTGAACGGCAGATAAATTCGGCGACCAATGGTCGTCGCAAAGCGGCTCATGAAGTCGCGCTTGTCCGCCACGCCCATGGCATCGAGCGCAGCGCTGACCGCACGCATCTCGATGGCGTCCGCCTTCACGACAGCGCGCGTACGAAAGTGCTTCGTCATGAACGCCCAGAAGTCGCGAACGGGCGCGGCGTTGGGATGCTTGAAGGTCATCGGTCGACCTCCACGCACTCTGCCTCTGGAAGGCACGCGTGCAGGGCCTTACTATCTGCGCCGACGCTCACCTCGCAGCAGGCCCAGGGCGCGTTCTGCTCAGTGCTGACCTCACGACAGTCCGCGACCTCGGCCCAGTGTCCGGCGCCGTCGCAGACCTCCACCCTCACGTCGCTGCAGCGCGTCTCACCGACACTACAGTCCTGTCCCTTGCAGCCCAGCGCTCCGAGGAGCAGCAGCACCGCCAGCACCAACCATCCCATTCGTGTCCCCCTACGACGCGCCCAAGGCGCGATCTGAAAACGTCACGAGCAACAGATTTCGACGCGCGCGACCGGGGCCGAGACCGAACCCCGTTGGACGAGCCTCGGTCACGAACAGGCCGGATGGCGTCTGCACGGGAAGCACCAGCTCCCCGTCAAGCGTGTAAATTGCCGAGAGCCGGTCTCCCGAGCCGATGCGAGCTCGCCCCTCGGTGTCCACGAGCCCGAGTCGCGTGAGGTCTCGGAAGTGCATCACCAAATCGAGCGACGTTCGCGGTGCGCGCCCTGAGGGCAACATGCGCAGCTGCTCGAACGTCTGAGGTTCCACCTGGCAGGGGATGCGTACTTCGGGCAGTTCGCTGCGTGCGACTTCACCGATTCCGTCTTCATCGACGTCGAGAGGGAACGGCTCGCGAAAGTCGGGATCCATCAGCGGCGTCGTGCCGCCTCGGGTCCGGTCCAGTCTATGGAGGGCAGCCAGGAACGGATAAATCAGTCTGCCCGGCATTCATGCGGCGCCAAGCGTAAGAGGTCGTGCGTAGCGCGCGAGAATCAAATCGACCTCCGGGTCGCCGGTGATATCGGCGTGCTGCACGGGCTTACTGAGAGAGAAGGACTGGTCACGCGTCCGTTGCTCGATGATTCTCCACGCGGACCGCGCGTCTCCCACGAGATCGCTATCGGCAAGCTTGGGCAGGGTGCGCATCACGAGCAGCATGCATGCGCGCCGAATCGCGAGCGGCGTGCGACCGAAGCGTGAACCGTCAGGCTCGGTATACCCCCACGTGCCCTGCAGCTCGATGTTGCTGTCGCCGCGTGCGAAGCGCCCCTTTCGAAGCTCGACCCGTGGCTCGATGAATCCGGCCTGCACCGGCGCACCTATCCAACCTACGTCCGAAGGATCCAGTGCCGCACCGTCGATGCTCACGCTCTCAATGAGCAGCGGCACCCACGGAACACTCAGTCTGGGTGTGCCACGCCCGTCAAGGCGCAGCGCCCGAGCACGCGGCTCGAAGAACCAACCCGTCACTCGGTCGATGGTATCGGTCGCCTCCGCGATGAGGGCGATGAGCCGAGCGTCTGAGGCTTCGGAAAGGGTTACACCCTCATCGCGGAGGTCTTGCGCACTCGCGTACATGGAAAGCCGTTAGTGCTTAGCGCGGGCTGCAGGCCGGTCTTTGTTCACATCGGCGGGCGCGACTGCGGAGGCGGTCGACGAGGTGCCCGTTGCGGTGGCCTCATCGCGAGCCACCTGCACGCGCGCTTTCTCGACGGGCACGGCCACCGTGTTGAGCTCCGTGTCTTTGTCGTCGAGGCGACGTGCCTCGTCCTCGGTGCACACGTCAAAGGCATGCGGCGAGTAAGGATCTCGCTCTTGCTGACGAACGTTGCGCAGGTGCTCAGCCACGTTCTCTGCGACCTTCATCCAGCCCGCGCCGGCCTTGAAGATGATGCCGCGAAAAGAATAGTGGCGAAGCACGTGACCCGCGCGAGGCAGGTGCGCTTTGAGTCGAACGTAGATGAGGTTCTCGCTCATGTGCTTTTCCATTAGGCAGCCACACGCAAGGCTTTGGCCGTACCCAGCTCATCGGCCAGGCGGACGTCGAAGCGCAGGCTCACCACGATCTGCAAGACCTGCTGCCGGATGTCGCGCGCCCACTCGATCTTCACATCGCGCCAGATACCGAGATGAATGTTCTTGGGATGCGTGAGCAGGATGTTCGTCAGGTTGTTCGTAGGCCCAGTGTTCTCCGCGAACAGCGGGACCTCCTCGAGCGGAACACCGCTGAACGTGATCGGCGTGTTCCCCTCCAGAAACTTGTCGCCCACGTTGGTGAGACGCTCCGCGAGCGTGCGCCGGTAGCGCAGCTCCGCGTCCGAGCCGGTGTAGAACCGCATCTCCGTCTTGTTGCGGCGATACTCCTGCGGCAGCACGCGCAAGAGGTCGTGCAGGATGTTTGAGTCGATGCGAGCACCCGCCGCGTCCACGACGTGGCTTCGCGCCTGCACCAGGATTCCATCCAGCGTAGCGAGTGTCGGGTCGGCGCTCTGCGTGTCGCCGTTGATGGCGATCTCCTCCATGTCGACAGCAACGCGCTGAGCGATCAGACGCAGCACAGTCTGCCGGAGGTTATCGCCTTCGAGGTTGTCCTCGAGCTGCTCATCGGACAGGTGCACCTCGCCGATGAACGCCTTCGCATCGAGCTCCACCATGCTGAGGCTCGGCTTGACGCGCTGCGCTTGCGTGAGCGCAACGCTTTCCTGGCGCGGTCGCAGGATGCGGTCACGAAAGCCGATGAAGGGGATCTCTTGCTTGGGCGCCTTCATGGGCACCGCCGTCACCTGCTTGAGCAGGGTCGACTGCTTGGTGACCATCTCGAGGAAGGCCTGCGCTTGGGCAGGCTTGAGAATGCCGCCACCCTGGACGAGGTCGCTCAGCGCAAGGTCGGCCTTCTCCAGAATGCTGCGATTGGACATATGGGCCATCGTTCAAAGCTCCTTTGCGGGGCGAGAGGCCCTCAGCGGCTCCGAGGACTGTTGAGATCAAGCGGCCACGACACGTCGTCCGGAACCGCGGCAGTAGCGCGCCCAGGTCGCTCGCCCGCAGGCTGACTGCTCGGCACACCCGCACGCTTCTCAAGGCGGTCGATGCGACGCGTCTGTTGCTCTACGTGCGAGCTGATCTTCTTCAGCTCGCCATGGATGGCGGCGAGTCCCGTTGCGGAGGCCTCGGGCTCATCCGCCTTCTTGGCCTTGCCCTTCGGCTTACCGCCCTCGGGCGCATCGCCTTCCTCGTCGTCGGCCGAGGGTCGGGCTGACTTGCGCGAGGCGCGTAGCTCCGACACGAGCTCGCCGACGGCGGTGACCAGCGCATCCGCGCGAGTTGGGACGGGCGCAGCGCCGGGCCCAGGGCGTTCAGGCGCGGCCTCACTGCCGAGTTGCTCCTGAAGCAGATCGGCAGCGGCACGCAGCTCCTGCACCACGTCTCCAACGACCTTCCCGCGCCCCGTGCCGGCCTGAAGCTGCTCCACGGCCCGCGTGAGGCCTTCGAGGGCGTCGCACGCTACAGCGACGGCCCCTGCGGTATCACCCCCGTCGGCGTCGTTCGTATCGCCGTCGTCTCCATCCGATTGGGTGTCCTGCTCGCCCTGACCGTCTGCCGTATCACTCGTGCCTTTGTCGCCCATGCCCTCACTCCGTTTGACGATGAGAAACCGGCGCTTGTTGGCAGCGCGGTCCACCAGACTCACTTCTTGAACTTCCATATCGACCAGGCGATGGACCTGGTCCTGCGCTTTAGCCATGCACGCTCCCACTCGCGCGAAAGGCGAGTCGCTATGCGGCGTCTTCAGGCGTGCGGCGTGCGGACCCGCCAATGCTGAAGCCCGTGAGCGCGCCATCTTTCACCATGCCCCACAACTCGTCGGACAAGACGCGCACACCGAAGAGCCAAGTGCCCTTCTTGATGGCGGTGCCCCCGATGCTCAGGTCATCCGGCGTCAGGTAGCTCTCGAGGATCTTCACGTCCCCGTTGACACGCTCCTGGTGCTGGAGCCCGAGGCCCTGGAAGTCCTCCATGAAGCGGTGGGCCGCGTTGCGGATCTCCTCGGCCGAGTAGATGTCGCCTTGCGCGTCCACCACCTCAGGTTCGAGCACCACGCCGAGCACGAAGCGCTCGTCACCTGGATCGATGCCTTTGAACAACATCGAAGTGGTCACAAACGCGGCCTTGCTCGTTACCGCCGCGTCGGGACACCAGTCCACGATCTCCACGCCGTCAGCATCGGGCCCATGAGCCTTGTGGGCGATGTCGTAGTTCGACACCAGGAGCTGCGTGAGCACGCTCGGCCCGCCCACACCCCGCATCGAGGCAATGGTGCGCGGCACACGAATCTGCTTCACTGCGAAGCCCGCGTCCTTCACAAGCTTGGGAAGCTCACCGCGGATGCCATAGGTGATCAGGAACTTGCCCTTGATCGACTTGAGCATCTTGAAGAAGCGTTGCTCGTCAAACTTCTTCTCGCCGACGTTTACGTCGTAGCCGGTGTACGGAGGATCGAGGAAGAAGACCGTGTCCTTACCATCGAACTTGCGCACCACGGGCTCGTAGTCACCGCTGAAGACGCGCACGTTCTTGAGGCGCGACAGATGCTTGTCGAGGCGCGCTGGCATCTGCGCTTCGACACCCTGCTGTGTGGGGCTGAAGCTCTTGCCGCGCATCTTGCCGTAGCTGAAGTGGGACAAGTAGAGGAACTTGTGAAGCTTCGCGACGTCGCTGGTTGGCGCGCTCTCGCGGAGCTTGTCGTAGGTCGCCTTGTCGCCGCGCCAAGCGAGCTTATTCAGCTTCTGAATGTCCTGTGCCGTGAGGCGCTTGAGGATCTTGTACGCCTCTGCGATCTCCGCATCCGCGTCGTTGATGACCTCTTCTGCAGAGGCCTCCTTCGCGAACAGCACAGCGGCCGAGCCGGCAAACGGCTCAACGTAAGTGCCGTGAGCAGGGAGCATCGCCACCAGGCGCTTCGCGAGCCGCTTCTTCCCCGCCGGGGACGCGAAGAGTGTCTTCTCGACTGGGAGCGGCAGGCGCGTCAGCAGCGCGCGGGCGCGTTCGACAGCAGGCGTGGCCAAAGGAGGATCCTCGTTGGGAAGTCAGTCTTCGCGGCGAGTCATCTCGCGCTTGCGTGGTCTGATTCTTTAATCATCGCATGCTCGTTCGCTTTGTCCAAATCGCGAACCTTGTGTTGGAGCAGTGACTCCGCTGCGAGTCAACTCGCGTTTGCGTCGTCTGATTCTTCAATCGTCGCACGCTCACTCGCTTTGTCCAAATCGCACCCCTTGCCTCGGGCGGTAGTGGCCTCGCGGCGAGTCATCTCGCGATGAGGTCATCCAACTTTCTCATCATCTCCTCCTCACACGCGATGCCCCAAATCGCGCGCTGATTCTCCCGGTCGTCGACCACCTCCATCGCTTCGACGGCGTCCGGTTCGATGGAAAGCTTCGCCAGCGCCTCAAGCTCGATCTGCCGAACGCGCTCTGACGTGTACCCCGTGAGGGCTGCGACCTGCTCGATAGTAAGACCGTGCGGATGGCAAGCCACTGCGTACCAGCAGGCGTCATCCTCTTCCCACGAGAGCTCGTCCCAGCTTGAGCTTCCAGGCAGACCAGCCATGACCGCTGCGCGCTCTGTGTGGTGACGTGAACGTCGTTGCGCCTTACGATCCGCACGAGACTGTTGCTCGAGCGTCGCGAGGACGGATGCGTCCGCACCAAGTTCGATGAGCGGCCCCCAGCGGGTCGAATCGAGGGGGGCCTTCTCGTCGAACTCAATGCGGTGATAATGGCTGACGCTCAGACCGATCCTTGCCGCCATTTCGGTGAGGCTCAGACCCGCGCGCTTTCGGAGGGTCCGAATGCACGCGCCAAAGGATGTGCCCTCGAACTCGCTGCCCCCGATCTCGAGTGCGGAGTGTTCCGCAGAGGCTGAAACGTTCCCCTCGAACGTCGTGCTCGTTAGATCGCTCATGTCTATCCATCCTCCACAACGTCGCAATGTCGCCTCCGAGCGGCGCCGACATCCGCTGAGGCAGCGGGCGGCGCTAGATTTTCTGCTCCGATCGAGCTCGAACTCAGTCGACCGGCAGGCAGGTACTTCTGCAGAGCCCATGGTAAGGAGGGAATAAGGTTCCATTCGCCGCAGGGTCTGCGCGAGTGCGGAACTCCCCCGCATCATCACGTCGCCCAAGCCCCGAGCGAAGCTCATCCGCGACCGTGACGCGTTCGCCTCCGCGCTTGACGTACAGGAGACGCCGCCCGGTCTCGGCATCGATGCGTTCGCGGACCCAGGGAGAGATCTCCTTCAGATCCTCGGGCCGCTCCTCGGCAGCCCTGAAGCTCGCGAGCGCGCTCTGCACAGTGAACTCTCGACCGTGCAGGAACCGACACGTCGGCGTGGTCTGCTCGTCGAGCACCGCCTCGATGCGGTAGCGCGTGATGCCCGCCTCGGTGAATGCCGATAGCTGTCCGTAGGATCGGCCTCGCCCGGTGAACGAGCCCGCGATGGTCTCCCAATAGTATCTGCTCGGCGCCTTGAGCGCACCGGCCGCAGCCTGCTCGAGCGCGGCAGCAATGTCGCTGCGCCCAAGCCCCTGCTCGAGTCCGTCTGCCACGACGCTTCTGGCTTGCGCCGACAGGCTCTGCAGTCGGCGCCCGTACGCGTCGCGCACGAATGCGGTCTCGCTCGTGCGCAGGTAGTCGATCATCCGTCGGTCGAGTGCATTGAAGTCGGCCGCGACCGTGAGTCCTTGGGCGCGCGCGCCCTGCCTCGCGGCACGCAGCACCTCCCTGGCTGCGGGACCGAGGTCGGCCTGCACGGGCCCAAGTCCGGCTTGCAGCGTGGCGCCTGCCCGTTGCATCGCCTGGCGCATGAGTCCTGCTCGCTGCTCGCGAGAGGTACGCGCCCAGTCGACGTCGAGCGCCGCCACCGCCTGCCGGAACGCCTCGTCCTCGGTCTTGGCTGTCGAGGCGCGCAGCTTCGCCGCCAAGCGAGCCACGGCCTGGTCGAAGCCCTTTGAGTTCGACAGATCGAGGGCCTTCGTGATCGGCAGGCGCAGATATCCGCCAAGCACCACATCGAGAGTCTGACGAGCGCTCGTCACCTGCAGCAGATGCTGATCGCACATCACGTACGCTCCGTCTCGGCGTGGTCGTCGAACCAGCGCTCAAACTCGGCAGTGGGAACCTTCACTCGCTCGGGCGCCCCCTCGCGGGTGTACTCACGGGCAAGCTCAAGCCGTCGAGCGCTCAAGCGTTGCTCCTCATCCTCGAGAGCGCTGCGCAGGGCCATCAAGCGCTTTGCCTGCGACGTAAGATCCTTACCGCTGTCTGGCCACAGGTCGACCGACGACGTCTGCACCCCTGCGAGTGTCAGCGTGATCGGTCGCTTCACCCAGTCATCGCCAATCTTCGCTAGCTCGCGGTTGAAGATGTCGCTCGCGAGCATGCGCCCTTCTTCCGGCGTCAACACTCCGACGCGGACGAGCTGCGTGACCATGTCGCTTGTGCGTTCGGGATCTCGCGTGACGGGTGTCTGCGAGCGGAAGCGCCAGAAGCGGATCCCCATGTCGGGCAGGATGCGACGGTTGATCATGAAGTCGAACTCATCGCGCTCTGGTGCGAACACCTGGTCCTCGGCAAAGCGCAATGCAGCCTCCGCCGTCGAGCGATTCAGGTCGCGACTGTCTCCACGCAGCAGGCGCGGCACGCGGAACGAGCTGCCGACCTTGTCGATGTTGCGCTCGTCGTACGCCTGAAAGAGTCCGTCCTGCTGTTGCACCTGCGTGAGGGGCACGATCTCGATCTTCGCCTTGGCGGTTTCGCTCGCGTTCGCGGCGCCCTCGGCCTCGAGGATCAGGATGCGGTGGAAGTTCTTCTTGCCCTTGATGTTCTCCTCGATGAAGCGCTCGATACGCGGCACCGACGACTCGGACAGTTTTCCGCCCGACACCAGGAGCGCGAGCGGCGGCACCGATTTCGACTCGAAGTAGAGGTAGTTGACCTCTTCGCACGACCGCGATCCCAGCACGCTTAGTAGGTTTCCCACCCAACGTGGAACACCGTAAGGTGAGCGTGGCGAGTGAATGGCAAAGTGAATCAGCTCGTGCGCCGGTCCATCGCCTTTGGCGAGCGCGTCCTCAGAGCCAACGACTGCACCGGTCCGACGGGAAACGGTGCATGGGTCGCCGAATGAACGGAAGTAGACGCAGGCTGTGCCCTCAAGTTGCACATACCTACGAAGGCGTCGCGCGACCGTCGCGGTCTCGTAGTCGACAGGCGAGACACGCACTCGCTCTTCGATATCGACTGGCTCCTCATCCAAGGGCAAGAGCCGCACCGTATGCGCGGGCACGTACACGAACCGTGCGATTTCTCCCCGTGCGTCACGCAGCACCTCCCAGTAGGCGTTGCCCGTGACCTCAAGGTCTTGCCGCGTACGTCTGCGCAGGTCGACAAAGCTATGCTCGTGGCAGCAGAAGTCGAAGAAGGTCTCGAGGCGAGCTTTCTCAATGCGTGCCAGGCGGCGGAGCTTGCGCTTGCGTTCTGTGATCTCCTCAGGCGTCGGATCGTGAACCTCTCCCTCGCCGCCGTCACGCTCGTGCGCCGCAGCGCGCTCAAGGAACATGGCTTCACCGACACGACCGTCAGCGTCTTCGCCCTCGAGCTCGATCGCCGGCTCGTAGCGATGACCGAACCCGTCGATGTTCGTGACATAGGCGTCGACATTGGGTCGTAAGCTGCTTGAGTGCTCGAACAGGTGGCAGAGGACATCTGGATCGTAAGGCGGTGCGATTGCTCCCGCGGTCGCGAAGAGACCAGTGGCCGCCTCACCTGATCGCAATGCGGTGGCGCGTTCCACGGCATCGCCAACAATGTGAGCCTTGAGCAGCACCTCGAGACCTGCGCACGTGGGATCGTACTGACTATGCATCTTGCCTTCGCCTCCTATGCGATTGCAGAACGTGGTTGGCTCCCGGTTGCGAAGCCGGTCAGAGGCACTGGAGGTCCCTTCCCTGCGCGCGCGGGCCTGCATCGTGCTGGCCTCGTCCTCTCGCCCTTACTTAGAGATGGCGGTGACGCGTACTTAGGGATAGCCGCGTTGACGCGTTTTGCAGAGATTGTCGGACTCCGAATTCACTCGTAATTCCGTGAACTTCGAAAACCGCTCTCCGCCCTCACCGTCCTAGTGTGGGCAGCTTGCACTGTCCGCACTGAAGGCTGCAACCGGCCGGTCTTAGCCGCTGCAGGGCTGAAGCAGGCCAGTTCGATCAATTCGTCGATGCTAGCTTGACCCCGTACCATTGTACGGGGTTTAGACTCTGCTGATGGAGGCCGGGATGGAGAGCGTCACGATTGGCCAGCTGGCCAGAGAGGCGGGCGTCGGGGTGGAGACCGTTCGCTTTTACGAGCGGGAGGGGCTCCTAGCTGAGCCCCCGCGCAAGCGTTCGGGCTACCGACAGTATCCACCGGAAGCGATAGCTCGTGTGCGATTCATTCGGAGAGCGAAGGATCTCGGCTTCACGTTGCGAGAGATTACTGAGCTGCTGGAGCTACGGATTGATCCGAGCAAGAGCTGTGCGGACGTACGCGCGCTCGCCAAATCCAAGATCGCAGACGTGGATGCAAAGCTTGCAGACCTTACGCGCATCAAGGCCGCGCTGGAGATCCTCGCTCGTGCGTGTCGCGGCACCGGTCCAACCAGCGAATGTCCGATCTTAGATTCCATGATTGAGGCGGAGGCTGTGCATGCCGATCGTTGATCTCGTGTACGACCCAGCGTGCCCAAACGTCGCTCTCGCTCGCGCCAACCTCATGCGCGCCTTTTCGAAGGCGCGTATTTCTGCACGCTGGGAGGAGCATAGGATAGGCGCGCCGGATGGTGAGGCACGCGTTATAGGGTTCGGCTCTCCCACCGTCTTGGTGGATGGTCGCGACGTCGCTCAAGCCGAGGCTGGGGCAGATGCGTGCTGCCGAATATATACCTCAGGGGATGTAATGGTTGGTGCTCCACCAATCGACGCGATTGCTGCCGCCCTAACAGCCGCCGTGCCCGCCGGTCCGATGATTCTCGAGAAAGCTGCGGCAAAATCACTACCTTCCAAACGCTGGAGAATTACCGCCGCTGCACTACCGGGGCTTGGCGTCGCGCTCATGCCGAAAATCGTTTGTCCGCTCTGCTGGCCCGCCTACGCGGGCGTGCTCAGCGCGACAGGGTTGACGTTCTTGATGAACGACAAGTGGCTCTTCCCGATCATGGCGCTGTGTCTGCTCGCTGCCCTAGCCGCGCTGACTTGGAATGCCAAAGCTCGGTGGGGCTACGGTCCTGTCGTGGTCGGCACTGCCGCGGCCGTCGCCATCCTGACAGGCAGGTTTGCCCTCGACTCTGAGGTTGCGGTTTACGGGGGCGTTGGCGCGTTGATTGCCGCGAGCACCTGGAATGCGTGGCCACGTAGAGCCACGACACCCAGGTGCTCCGGATGTGTAGAAGTGAAAAACTGACAAAGACGGAGAACACTCATGGCCAAGAGAATCATCGAAGTATTTAGTGCGGGTTGCTCTGCCTGCGAAGAGACTATCAACTTGGTTAACAGCATCGCTTGTCCATCATGTGAGGTGAGCATCCTCGACATGAAGGACCCAAGCGTTGCAAGCCGAGCGAAACAACTTGGCATCGGCCGCGTCCCTGCGGTGGTCGTCAATGGTAAGTTGGCGAGCTGCTGCACTGGAGGCTCCGCAGGACCTACCGAGCAGGGCCTCCGAGCTGCCGGCGTAGGAGTGACTGCATGATCATGGTCCGCTGCGCGGTGATGATTGCGCTGTTGTCCGCTTCGTGCGGAGGCAGCGGCCCCGCGACAGCTCCGACGCCGCCGGCGATCGAGACCAAGGCAGCGACGGCGGAGGTAGCGGCCACCTCTCCGAGTTCATCTACTCTATCGAGCACCGTTTTCAGGATTGAGGGGATGGTGTGCGAAGGGTGCGCCCAAGCGGCTCAACAAACGTTGAAGGACGTTGCTGGTGTGCAGGATGTAACGATCGATTTTCAAAACGGCACGGCGCGTGTGGAATATGATCCTGCTCGAACCAACGCTGACGAGTTAGCGCTCGCCGTCGAGAAGGTAGAGCGCAGCCCGGCACCTCCATTTCGCGTCACTCGCCGCGAATAGGCCACGGCGGCATGGGCATGCGCGTCTCGATCCTGCTGGCGGCGTTGGCGAGTAGCCAATCGTTGTCGTGCGACTCATCGTCAGCTCCGCTTTCAACGGCGACAGCCTACCCAATAATGCGTGCACCCACCTCGACTCTACCCTGAGGCTTGAGGTCACGCTCTTTTTGGCAGGCCATCGCGATGGCCCAGAATCGGTCCGCGTGTCCGTCACCACGCACCGTCTTGTCGGCCTCGAAGGCGACCTTGCCGGACGGGAGGACCTTACGCTTGATGCCGTGGATCTGACCGATCAGGTCGCGTCGCCGCGGAAGCGTTACGTCGCGATGCTGCAGCAGGATCTTGAAGTCGGTGCACCAGCGCTCCTTCGAGTCGTTCGTGAAGTTCTCGCCTACGACTTGCGGATACTGACGCTCGAGATTCTCGGCGAGGTTCATGCCGATGCCAGAGCGATCGATGGAGAGGCGTGCGACGGGCAGAATCTCAAGGAGTCTCCGCAGCTCGGCTTCCTGCTCTGCGAACGGAACCTGCTCGAAGCGGCGCAGCATGCGACAAATGAACCGCGCGCCTCGCTGCTCAAAGACCGCAAGCTCCGAGTAGTCCCTGGTACGTCCGACATCGAATCCAGCAACGATGCGACCTTCGGGTGCAGGAAGGTCCGTGAAGTCGTTGTACGTCGCAAGCTCCGCGCTCGTGCACGGCAGGATGAGGTCGTATTCGTAGTAGGAGTACGAGCCGTCGACGTGCGTGACCTCGAACTCCTGCTGAAAGTCGTCGAGGGGGAGCGTCTCGAGCTGCTGCTTGATACCGTCGGTCCCGAACGCGGCGACACGCTCGACCGTGGGCATGTTCGGCGCTTCGAGCGCCGCGCGCTTCACGTCTCGGCAGAAGAAGCTGCACAGCCACCACGGCACGAGCTGCCTTGAGTGGTGGGGATACTTGCGCAGCTCCTCGGTTGCGATTTCCCAGAAGATCCCTCGACGACCGAGCGGCGTGGAGCAACCGCTGAGCTGACCGTTGGTGCGAAGGATCAGGGCGGTCGAGCCCGTGTAGACGTCCTTGTCGTTCACGTAGTGCGCGAGCTCGTCGAGGTAGATGTCACCGCGACGACCGCGCGGCGGCTTCGACGGCACGGAGATGATGCGCGAGAGCCCGCCTTTGGAGCGGTTCGACTCGAACGCGAGCTCGGTGCGCGAGTCGATGACGAGCTTCTTCTGATAGGCCGCCGGGAGCTCCTCGAAGAGCTGCCGCGCGGTCACGATCTTTTCGGTAGCGTCGGCCTGGTTGTACGAGACGAAGATGGCCGTGTAGCTGTTTCGCAGGTGACATCGCGCGAGCGCCTCGAGCGCGAACAAGAACGAGAAGCCCACCTGTCGGCTCTTCGTCACCCAGCGAAAGCGCGTGCGGTTGTTGAGGAACGCCTGCTGGTAGCCCTCAAGGCGTACGGGCTCTGATTCCCAGCGGCACAGCCCCTCGATGAAGCCCGCCTCGGTGGCGAGCCATGCCGAGAGATCATCCTCCGTCTGTTTGACCACGACAGGCATCGGGAGCTGCTCGACCTCCGCTCTTGGAACTTGCTTCGTCGCGCAGAAGAAGCTCTGTGTGTGTCCACCAACGGAGACGACGCATGACCCACTACGCGACCGACACCGCCCGCCCGCCGAAGACCCTCACCGAGGCCGAGCAAAAGCTCGTGCTGAAGGTGACTGGAGAGCACGCCCGGGGTTTTCGCGACCACATCATCCTGGCGTTCGCGCTTGGGACTGGACTACGGGAGCACGAGATCGCGGCCCTGAACGTGGGCGACGTGTTTCACCCGGACGGCCGCCCTCGGCGGCGCTTCCCGCTGCGGGTGTTCAAGCGGAGCGCGAAGCGACCGGCCCACCAGGAGGTGATCGTCCCGGACGACCTGCTCTACAAGCTCGAGAAGCTGTGGGCCTTCAAGAGGCGACTGGCCGAGCCCACCGCACCCGAGTCGCCGCTGTTCATCAGCCGCCACGGCAAGCGCATCGCGACGCGCACCATGCGCCACCTCTTCGCGGTCTGGCAGGAGCGCGCCGGCCTTGAGCGCCGGCTCAACTTCCACCAACTTCGTCACGCCGCTTGTACGAACCTCTACCGGCGCCACCGAGACCCGACGATGGTCCAGCGCTTCGCCCGGCACACGAGCCTCAAGACCACCTCGATCTACATGCACCCGGACGACGAGGAGATGATGCGGGCCATTCGCCAGCTCCCCTGTTGACGGATCAAGCGTGGCACCCAGCCCATCCGTGGGTACCAGGGGCGCGCCTGAGGCGACTTCGGACCTACTTGCACTCGATACCGAACAAGGTCGACTGCCTGGCTCCCGCGCGGCGCCAGGGGGCCCTTTGTTCGGTTGTTGATCGGTTCGCTGTTCGGTTGCTGAGCCGCCCGCCTTTCGGGTGTGTGCCGTCGCGGCGCTCCGCCGACTCCCGGCGCCCTGTTCGGTTTCCTGGAGGTCGCATCTTGCGGGGTCAACCCCTGTGCCGCCTTGCCGTTCGGTTTCCGGCATGCGCGGCGTTCGGTTTTCGAAAATCTGCCTGTTCGCTATCGGCGGTAGGGAGTGGGCCCGCGGGCAGCAGCTTTCCGCGAAAATTCGACTACCCCCCCGCCCCCCCATCGGCCCCCCGCCCCCCGCCCCGCGTCGCTGGAGCATCAGTCGGTGTGAAGTGTGTTCCGCCGAGGACTTGTGGCCGACAGTGCTCGCTGCAGTGCCTCATGCAGGCTCGACTTCGAGGGAAAGCGGCAACTCGCGTCCTGAAAACCAGGGGCCTTGCGCGCGCAAATGCTCCGTCATTTCGGTCTCGGTCTCGATCCCAGTTGCCGCTTTGAGTGAAAAGCGGCAACTCAAACTCCCGGTTCTGAAGTGGGTTGTAGCGAGTGTGATCCGCGGTCGATGGCTCTCGAGCGAGCTCGTGGGCCGACTCGAAACCGAACAGCGCCGACGGCGGGGTCCGAGGCAAACCGAACGTCGTGCACGCACGTCGCTTGGACGACAAAGCGAACACACAATCCGAACACTGATCATGCGTGGGCGCGAAAACCGAGCGAAACCGAACACAGCTCGGACCTCCACGCGAGTATCGCGAAACCGAACAGCAAACCGATCGCGACCTGAGTGTGTTGGGTTTTCGACAACTCGCTCGAAGAATTTCGGCCGGGGCTGCCATCACACCCTGGGATGCTTCCTGAGACATCGATCACCTCGCGGTGTGCCTCCGCCACCGGAATCGATTTCTCCCAGGCATGCCTCCGCTCGCTGGCATGCCCCGGGGGATCGATTCACTCCAGCTCGGCGTCGATGGCCTCGTGGCCCGTGTGCATGCCTGCTGGTACACGGTCCGGCTCCAGCGAGTCCTCAAAGCACAAGGGCTCGCTCGTCCCTTCGACAAGTTGCGGCCGTACGATCTCGCCGCGCTCTTCCACCGTGAGGACCTCCACGCGGCGGATAGAGAGACGGTGACGTTCTTGCAACTCCTCCAGCTTGATTACCGTCTGCACTTCCGATCTGGAGTCGGCCTCTCCTTGCAGGAATGCCTTCAGCCGCAATGCCGTGTTCAAGTCAGCGATCGTGTCGCATCTTACCTTGCCTGCTTCGAGAGCCTTCGCGAAGTCGAGCAGGTACTTGTCGACCAGCCGGATCTCGTCGTCGCGCGTCATGGCGATTGCCTTGGCACGGAACTCGACAATCTTCTCCTCCACTCGTGACTGCACGCGGTCCTGCGCCGCTTGTCGCCGGTGCTTGACGTTGTGCCGCCTGGCGTAGTCGGACACGACGCTGGCCGTGATACCGAAGCGATCGGCAAGCTCGCGGTACGTGGGAAACTCCACCGCAAAGGTTCCATCCGCAAGCGGGATGTTTTCTCCATGGACGAGAAGCTGATCGAGCTGATCGCGCGGAAACCGTGGACCTTCGGCTCGGGATGGGCGGCCTCCGCCCTTCTTGGGTTCGGTGGTGTCAGTCATGCGGGACCTCGGCCGCGCGCGCGAGCATCCGCGCTCGCACCGCGAGAACTCGCTCTGCTCCTGGGCCAGAGGTACAGCGCCCGGTTCTGTAGAATCCCACCGCGACAGCCTCACCACCGCACTCCTTCGTGCCGAGGGCGAGGAGCCTTGCTGCTTCGAGAACTGCGACCCGCTCGCACGAAGACGCCTCGCCCTTGCACAACGTGTTAGCCGCGCGTCCCCAGCGCGAGCGCGGATGAAGCTGCAGGATACTGAACTCCCCCTGAGCTCCGACCGCCCCTGCGTTCAGGCTGGATTCGCGAAAGGCCAGCGCAGCCAGCAAGTACGCATCGACACCGTACACTTGCTCTGCGAAAAGAAAGGTTGAGGCCAGCTCTTCAGCTCGATGTTCCGCTCCCCCCGCAGCATCGCGGAAGTGTGGGGCGTAGACCGGCGTGCCATTTGGCGTGGACGCAATGGTGACCACCGCCAGGATGGCGGCAACAAGCGCTTGCATGCGATCTCCTCCTCAGCTCTTGCGCGTGGACCACCACTCGCGGACGAGATCGAGGAAGTCCTCGAACGACATCGTCACGGTGGCAGGTTCGTTATCGTTCTTGCAGATGGCGATGGGCCACAGCCCCTTACCATTGGACGCCTCGGTCGCCTGCCTGAGTGCGGCGGTCGAGTTGGTGCGCTTGCCGCGCTTGCACTCAACCCAGAAGCAAGGGGTGACGACGTCGGGAGCTTCGGCTCCATCGCGAAACTGCATGCCTCGGCGTACGTCGTCGCCGAACACCTCGCGCATCTCACGCGCAACGGCCCGCTCGTAGTCGCACCCCTTCCGTCGTGACGAGCGACCGCTCACGGAACCTCCGCCGCGCTGTCCATGAAACGCACAGGAATCCCGAGCAGCTCGGCAAAGCTGACCTCGATGCGCATCCCAGGCGTGAGCTCACGGCCGTAGACGCGAACCTCGTCGCATCCACGCAGCATCTCTTGGCAGAGACGCATCGCGATGTCGCGCTCGGTGTTTTCGTCGAGGAACTGCGAGAGCGAGAGTTGCGGCGCGACCGGCAAACCGCCTTGTTCCACGATCTCGCGGCAGATGCGCTTGAGCGCCTTGGCAGCACCGACTTGGTCCGACGAAAACCGGTGGCAGGTGTAGATCCGGGGCATGCGAGCCCGCCCCCCAGGTCGTTGCTTGTGGTGACGAAGGCGCACGACCTCGGCCGCCACGTAGTGCAGCGTGTCGATCAGCTCCTCGAGCGCCTCTTCGAAGTTGTCGCGTGGGTCGTCAAGCGGCCACGGACCGTAATCTTCGGCTCCACGCAGCAGACGGTCCACCACGAGATGCGCGATCTCCTGCTCCACAGGTCCGAGCCCACTCACCGCCGGTTTGCTCGCACAACACTCTTGCATCGTTCCCTGCATCGCCATTGCTCCCTTCATGCTGTGACCAGGCGAGGCGCGAGGCGCGTCACCGATGTTGAAGTTCCTCTGGGGGCGCTACGCCGCGCGCGTCGCGAACAGCCGCGTGCTGAAGTTCTTCTCGACGACTGCCTCGAGCTCTGCTTTGAGCATGTTGAGCTTGGGCTTGCCGACCTTCGGGCCCAGGCTCTTCACCAGTGCGTCGAGGTGGCCGTTCTCGATGCCAGCGATCTTCTCGAGCAGCTCGGCTTCAGACTTGCCGGATGCAACCGCCAGCAGTTGGAGCGTCTTGGCAACGGGGAAGTCTCGACGGGCGACCTGCCCCAGGCGGTACTTCATGCCAGCGAGCACGAGCTCGCCCTTGGATTCGAGTTGCGCCTTCAGAATCCGGTCGAGTTCGTCGCGTCGCGCGTACAGAATTTTCGCGAGGACTGCGACCTCTTCGCGCTCCCGCGCGACATTTTCGATCTCCAGCTCATCTTCGCACACGAACAATCTCTTGCCCAAACGCGCGCGTTCGAACTCGGGGCACTGACCTCGGAAGTCGCAGTAGGTGCAGTTGCTGTTCAGCCGCGGTGCGAAGGTCGTGGTCGCACTCTCCGTTTGTTCGCCGAGCGAGGATGCATAGGCGAGCGCGGCCTCGAGCTCCTCCTCGCTGCGCTCGGTGCGCATGCGAATGCCCTGACGCAGCATGTGGAGCTCGAGCTTCACGTGTTTAGCCCACGGCCACAGCTGCTTGGCGGCAACCGCGTACAGACTCAGCTGCAGGCTTGCGTCGACCTCTTGCTGATCGGGGAGAGCGCGAAAGGTCTTGTAGTCGCGAACCAGCACCCCATCGCCCTCGATGCGCTCGGCCCGATCGATGTATCCGAGCACGTTGAAGCGCCCGACCTGGATCTCGAACGGCTGCTCGATACCGAGCACGTCGCCAGGGTCGACCACCCCCTCGTCGCGTACGAACGTGCGCAGGATGTCAGTTCCATCGAGGTACTCCTGAGCTCCGACCATCTCGTCGGCCGTCCACTGCAGCTCGAGCAGCTCGAGCGCACGCTCCTCGGACAGGGGTCCAACCACTTCGGCCTGGACGTGCTCGCGCAGCAGCTTCTCGAGCACTGCGTGCACCGTCTTGCCGAAACGCGCGGGCATGCCTGCCTCGCTTGGGAGCTTGTCGATGTACTTGAGCTTGAAGCTCAACGGGCACTCCTCGTAGCGCGTGAGGCGCGAGTAGCTCAGGTGCTTGTTTTGGAAGTTCGTCACTGGTTCTTGCTCCCTTCGCTTGGAATAGAGGCGTCGCCCGAAAATCGAAGACAGGAAATCGACGGTGCGTGGTGGGAGCCCCGCACGTTGGTCATCGCGCGCACAGGGGTGATCCATCGCGGCCACGCCGAGTACGGAGACCTCGGAGGAGTGCTGGCCGGCGTCGGGCTGCTTGGCCTTGAGAGGAGTAGAGGCGGGCCACGCGATTTCGGAGACTCGGAAACGGCACTACCCGCGCGCGGAGGGTCGAAAGTCGACCCAGGTAGAACACGCGCCTGGGAGCCGGAGATCGAGATGAGTCAGATCAGTCCTGAGGGGCGCTCAACCTGGCTGAGGCGGGACCAGGGCTCATCGGCGCGACGGCCACTGCGCGGTCCCGACAGGGTCCAGGAGACTGATTGAGCGTCCGGCCGAGCAAGGAGACGTCCTCGCACCCCAACCGCTTCTACGGCGCCCTGGGCGCCTTCGGCGTGGTTCTCAGACCGGTGAGTGAGTGACCGGCATCCCAGGAAGCGTTGAGCACGCTCATGTGGGGAGGCCCGGAGCTCCGGGGTGGTAACCTAGTTCCTTAAGAGAGAGTAATTCTTATTAAGCAACTAGGTTACCACCCAATCCGAGCCAGTTGCCCATCCGCCGTGATCCAAGCGCGCTACCCCGATGACAACCGTCGAGACTACGGCGCGGCTTCGCGGCCGCCTCTGGTCGAGCGCGATCGAGACGACATGGGAACTACGTCTGCGTCGAACGCCTCGTGCGACACGATCACCATGCGTACGCGTTAGGCGGCGCGCAGCTTGGCGGCGAGCTCCACGCTGATGTCGCGCTCTCCGGACATGCACCGCAGAAGCGCGACGTGAGAACATCCAACCTTGCGCGCCGTTGCCCGCACCGTGCCGTGACGTGCGATGACCTCCGTCAGCTCGAACTTGTCCATCGCGCCCGACTTCGGAGGGCCCGGCACGGGACCGTGGCGAGCTTGCCGCTCCAACACGCCTTGCTCCCACGCCCGTCCAGCCGGCCGTATGGCTCCCACATGCAGCGCGCGGCTAGGTCGTGTCCTTCGGACCGTTCTCAGGCGTCCTTGGGCCTGCTCCAGCTCGTTGGCGCAGCGTTCGTTCGCGAGCGCCCGAGCGCTCTTGTTGTAGCCCGCGAAGGCAGCTTCGATCGCTACGTCACCGAGGTTCGGGCGAGGGTCGCCGAGCGTGATCAAGGCGTCCACATGCTGCAGGTCGTTGCGACCACGGACGGCGCCGTAGTGCGCGAACAGGATCTCACCCTGCCAGGCTTGCATGATGTGACCGAGGCGTTCGCGAGCGCGAGCCAGGGCCTCCGGCGTCTGCCTGAGCGCTGCCCATTCCTTTTCGACCTCGCGGTCGTTTGGGGCACGCGCAGCGCGAAGCGCCACTTCGACAGCCTTCATCGTGATGATGGCGAGCGAGCGCGTGCTCGGATCTTCTCCGGCCCAGTGCATGGCGTCACTCACGGCACGTACGAGCGGGTCGTTTACCAGAAGCTGCTTGCCGTCGAACCAGTCGGTGCGTTTGGCCGACGTCATTCGCAGATGCGAGCGATCCACGTTCGCGGCGTCGCGCGCCTCGAGCACGTGTACGACGGGAGGATAGCTCACCAAGGCCTCGTACATGGGCAAGTGCGAGGCTGCGTTAGCGTCGAGTATGGCGACGGCACCCGATTCGCGCAGCACCCGACGCAGCGGCTCGTTTTGGAACGTGAAGCTGGCGCAGCGAGGGCCCTCCTCATCGACCTTCACACAGACTTTGGAATCGGTGGTCAGTACGTGCAGGAGTGTCTTCAAAAGCCGCGACGCACGGCCGATACGCCTGGATGCTTGGAGATTGCCCCGGAGCCTATGCATCGCAACCCGGTGATCTAGCGGAGGCACGTCACAGATGCGGCCATCCGGATCAATCGCGACAGCCTTGGCGAACGCGACGACGTCGTCGCTCTCGACGCCCGTCTGCACGCGCGCAAAGCGCAGGTCCTCGGCCGAGACGTGTGAACCGTGGGACGCGACGATGTCCTGTACGCTTCGGACTGTGGTCGTGTCCTTCTCCTCGCGCAGCCACGCTTCGAAGGCATCGAGCGCGGGCCGCATGCCGGCCGCGAAGCGCCACACGAAGTCGCTCAGGCTGACACGCGTGACCTCAAAGTCCTCTGCCGTGAAGGTCTCCGTGACGAGCACAGCGGCGTGCTCATCGATGAAGGTAAGATCTGACGGACCCACTTTCTTCATGAGCGCATGGGGAGCGATCAGGATCCGTGCGTTGCTCGGTCCCTCCGCTCCCTCGCGCGCGGGACAGGAGTCGTAGTGCTCACAACGGCCCAGATTCTGGCCCTCACAGAGCACGTGCTGCATCGACTGTCCGCCCGCCACCAGGTGCTGCGCCACGTCGTGATAGTGACAGACAGGCGTTCCGTCGCTGTTGCGGAGCGAGAGCGGACCAAACAGGCGTCGTACCGTGGCTCCTTGCCCCTGAATGTGCGCTTGGAGCTCGCGACCAATCTCGTGCTTATCTACGAAGATCGTAGTTTTCGAGTGCGGTGGGGCGCGAAGACCCCGCGCGTCAGGTGACTTGTACGGGGTCAGGGCGCGCTTGATTGCGACGTCGGTCGCGGTGCGTGTCTTCGCGGTTCCAGGCGGCGAGGCGATCAGCGTCAGGCGTGCGTCGAGGTTCTCAAGCAGGGAAGCAATCTGCGTAGCGACATCGTCCGCGGTGGGGAGGTCCGGAGCAGCGATGGAGAGTCGCCATCGGTGGAGGTCGTCTTCGGTGTTGATCGCAAGGCTCGCGTCGAGCGCGATCGCGACCGCGTGGTGCTCGGCTGCGAGCTTGGTGAAGCCGACAGTGGAAAGAGCTGCGTAGTGCCGCTCGAGCGTGGTCGCGGCAGACGCGCGACGGTCTTCGATGCGCGTGTCGGCCCCGGTCTCGCGCGCGATGGCTTCGCAAATGGCGACGAGGCGACTCGGGGGCGCCCCCTTGTCGAGCAGTGCTCCCGCGAGGACGAGAAACAGCGAGTGCCACTCAGCACTTACCTGCTTCACTGCGTGGGCGATGACGACGGCCCGCCTGGCCCACAGTTCGCCGGGATCGGAGATGGGGTCGAAGCGTACGGGTCGAGGAGTCTGATCCCGCCGCGAGCGCTTACCTTGTTCGGAAGAACCGGCTTTGGGCGCCGGCGGCTCCGGCACGATGGGTCGCATGTCGAAGAGGTCGAAGATGGGCTCGTACCTCACGAGCGCGCCGCTCTCGGGATCGCGGCGAGTGACTCGCGCCGCTCGCCATACCCGCCCGGAGCGATCGCAGCTCTTGTCGAGCGTAAGGCCTGCTTCCTTCAGCTGCGCGAGCCAGAGCTGAAAGTAGTCATTGGCCTCGGCAAGTCGCAGGGGAGTGGCAAGAGGCTGGATGATGCGCGCGCCGCGTAACGTTGTATGAATGCCGGCGGTGCTGAGCATAGGGATCTTTTTCCACTCCACCATGCTCGCCCGTGGGTCACGGTTCAGTTTCTTCCAGCTCTCGTGTGGCTCGTTGTCGTAGTCAGCGAAGAACACGCTGACGTAGAGCTCCTTGGGGTAGATGGGCACGCCAGCGTTATTGACACGATGGATACGCGAGCCATCTGCTGGCGCGTACATCGTCATCATGGCGTCGGTATCGAACTCCGTGTCGAGCGCCTCCTTTAGCGTCATGACCTTCATGCGCGGGCGAGCGTCGTGCTGCGGACCATTCCAGCCACGAAACTCGAGCGTAGGCATGACGCCGACGAACACGATGAGTGAACTCCAGAGAAAAGGCGACCACTCGCAGCGCGTCGTGGGCGCCTGCTTGCGGGGGGACGTTCAGTTGAGGGCGGTTACGGTGACGAGAGCGCGGGGGCGGTTGGCGCGATATGCGCAGCCGTCGCGTGGTCGCAAAGGTCAGACAGTGAAATCCAATTGCATCACGGATTGTCCGGTTGCCCAACTCGGCTCGACGGCGCCTTCTCCCCAAGCTCGGCGCGATAGCGAACGCGCGCCCATCGCGTGCTCGGCTCGTTCGCAAGTAAGGTCTCGAAGTACTTTTGCTTCTGCTGGTCGGTCTTCGGCCGCCACGTGGGAAGCGCGAAGTCCATGGGAGGTTCCTCGCCGAAGCGGTCTCGATATTTGTGAAGGATCCAGCGGGGATTCAGGCCGTGCCTCGTCGCCACGCCGCACAAGCGCTTCCAGTGCGCCATGCGCAGCTCAGGGCTGTTCTCGTTGACCTCAACGAGCTCGCCCTCGGCCTCGGTCGGCGCTTCGCGCTCGGCGGCGAGGGTGGTGTCGCACTCCGGGCAAGTGCGCGTCTGGATAGGCAGAAGCGCGCTGCACCCCGGACACTCGCGCAACGGAGGTGGTGCAGCGTTGTTTCGCTCGCGCTTGGGCTTTGGTTTGAGCGAGTACTCGCGGTCGTCTTGCGGAAGACCGTGCTCGAGCACGCACCCGGCGTGATCAAGGATGATCGCGGGTTGCCACTGGTACGGGCGCAGGATGCGCCCTGCTTGCTGCAGGTACAGCCCAAGCGACTTGGTGGGGCGTGCGAGGATCGCGCACTTCACGCGCGGGATGTCGAGGCCTTCAGCTAGGCAGTTCACCGAGGAGACGACCTGAGTATCGCCGGAGGCGAGGCGCTTTAGGATCGCGTCACGCACGGGGGTCTCCGTATTCCCGTCGAGGTGCTCGACTGTGATGCCTGCATCGCGAAAGCGCTCGGTGATGTGCTGCGAGTGCGCCACGCTGGTGGCGAATACGATCGTTGCAACGCCATCCGCGTGTTTACGCCAGTGGGTGACGAGGTTGCCGATGAGTGGCGAGCGGTCCATCGCATCGGCAAGCTCGCGCTCGTCGTAGTCACCACGGCGGACCTTCACTTGCGATAAGTCGGGGCGCTGGTCAGGAGGCACCGTGAAGCAGCGTGGCTCCACGAGTGCGCCCTGCGCGATGAGCTCCTTCATGGTCGCAACGACCAGGAGATCGGAATAGACGTCACCGAGCGGTGTGCCATCGGCGCGAAACGGAGTGGCGGTCAGGCCCACTTTGACGGCGCCTGCGTAGTAAGCATGGATGGCGCGCACGCCTGCCGAAGTGGAGCGATGTGCCTCGTCGCATATGACGAGATCGGCGGCAGGAAGTCGTCGGTAGCGCAAGGTGTCGATGCTTGCGATTTGCACTGCGGCGCCAGGGCACCAGCGCGTGTCCGTAGCCATGATCACCCCGAGCTGCTTTCGGTCGATGCCCGCGGCAACGAATCGTTCATACGCTTGGTTGATGAGCTCGCGTCGATGAGCAAGAAACAGCACGCGCATGCCAGCGTCGAGCGCGCAGCGCACGACCCCCGCAGCAACCGAGGTCTTTCCAGACCCCGTCGACGAACAGAGCAAGATTGCAAGACTGCCCTCGCGAATACGCCCTGAAAGAGCCGCAAGAGCCCGGAGTTGGTAGTCGCGAAGGACAAAGCTGCCCAGCACTGCCGAGCGGGCGCCCAGCAGCGTGACGAATGCATCACGCATCAACGAACCTTTCTGTGATCTGACTCGGTGGCCGAGGTACGGTGAGGAGGTCAGTTACGTCGATTCGCTCCGTGTAGGGGCGCGATGGAACTGCGTGACTTCCGCGCCCGGAAACACCGCGCACATCGCCGCGATGGTCGCGGCATCCCGAAATGTCATCTCGTTACGCTCCGCGCCTGTGTAAGCGGGCACGAGCCACAGCTCGCCTATGGCGTCAGCCCGGACGCACAGCTCGATCCCAAGCGCCTCGAGCGCCCTGATCTGGTCCTCAGTGATCGGACGCGCGAGCGATGGCGCGGTCTGCGCGGGCAAGGGGATGGCCGACGTGCGGGAGCGCTTGCTCTCCCCGGAAGTGCTCGACGGCTGCACGCGGACGACCTGCCCAAACAGGTCCGTCGACGCTGCCGGCACCTGCGGAGGGGAAGCCATCGGAGTAGATTGCTTCGTTGCGCGTTGAGGTGGGTTCTTACGAAGCCACTCGGTGCAGAGGAACGTGTCCTCGCGCGCGCACCCGCCGCCGTCGAGGTAGCTCCGGCATCGCCTGGTGCCGGCGATGGCGACGTAGTGGGGGCACTCGATGGAGGAGTCACGCAACAC